AGTAAAGGTCAAGCAACTCATAGCCAACCGTCCGTGCCTTTTCGCGTTCACAATAAGTAATTGCTTTATTACGAAGAGACTTGGCTATGAGTTTGTCTTTGTCTTTTTGTGGCAGGGCTGACCATTCTTTGTATTTAACTGGATGGGTAACAAACCATATCCACAATACTTGTTGGATATCTTGCTGGTCTGTCATAGGGTATTTGCGTTGGTATTCGGCAGCAATTGCCACAACCATCTGCTCATACTCATCTAGGTAGTCCACGTTAGCCCTCTGTTACGCCTTCCCATTGTCGCCTTTGCACCAATAGTCCGATTATTGCATAGTTTGCTAGGTCCATAAAGGTATCTTCAATACTTTCATAGTTGGGCGTGTCTTGTTTTTTGTAGTAAAGATTTTCTAATCGTGCCATCTTGTCGTGCATTCGCACAAGCAGCCCGTTCATTGCACCGCCTGGAGCATTGGCTATGTTAAATGGGCCGTAGTCTTGATGCTTGCGTATCATAATAATACGTAACTCATTAAGAATATCTTCAAAGTTATTCAGGTCTTTCATTGAGTATCTCCTTAGCCTGTTGCTCAAAATCTATCATTGCTTCTTGGACCAATACTTCTTCTACTATCTTTTCTCCATGCCCCTCATGGGCTGAGACAAGCACTGCTGCCAGCATGGTTAGCATCTGGTTGGCTTTATCTTTATCTATTTTATTCATAACCCAAACATCACGCAGGGCATTGAGAATATCTAGCCCCTGCTTCTCAGAGATTGGTATTCCCATGTATCTAGGATTGTCTTTGATAAAGTCCCAGATATCCTCTCCGTTATTCAGAAAGACATTTTCGGATTCGTTCATTAATAAACTCCGCTCCTTCTAGCATTACTATGCTATTGACATCATGCCCTTCTGGCATCTGAACTATATTAACATTACCTAACTCTCGGCTAACCTTCTTGCCGAAATCCATACCTGCTGAATCACCATCTGCTAAAACAATTACGGTATCAAAGTCATCTAATATCTTGGAGTAAAATGGTTTCCAGTTGTTAGCACCTGGAATACCTACGGCTGGATGCGTAGTCTTTACGCTGACTGTGATGCAGTCAATTTCACCTTCTGTTACACAGATATAATCTGATGCAGTAAGCACTGTCTGTGCATTGAACATACTGGTTTTAGCACCTGGCATACCCATATACTTTGGGTCAATATCTCCCAGTGTTCTAAACCGAATGTCTACTACACCTGATGGTGTTATGTAAGGTATGGCTAGTCTGCCAAGATACTGTTCATGACCTGGAAGAGCGTCCTTTACCACTCCAAGATGAAAGCGTTGCGCCTCTTCTACCGAGAGATTGCGTGTTGACAGATACTCTGTTGCTAGATGAATCTGACTGGCGTACTGGTGCGTTGCCTGCAAGAGAAATTGTCTGTGCGAATTTGATAGCCTCACGATATGTACCTCCCTCCTTGTAAATAATTAAATCGTATACATCTCCACCCACACCACAAGCATGACACTTGAATCTGTTTTCTTCAAAGTTAATACCTGCTGATGCATGACTGTCATTATGGAATGGGCATTTGATTTTGCGCCAGCCGTGTCCCTCAGCAGGAACGGCTGCGCCTATGTGCCTGAGATAATCCGCAATACTATGCTTGTCTACCACGCATCGCGTCCTTTATTAAATCCAGCCATACTTTGGCTGGCATTGTGCAATACCATTCGTCAACATTTTTAGTTCCTTTTTTCTTGTGGAGAACAACACCTGTCCATCCTCCATCGTTTTTCATTTCAACTTCTAGTTCTTTTAGCCAAGCACTTAGGTCTAATTTAATATGGTTCTTAACTTCAATAGTTACTCCGTTAACACCCGCAATGTCACCTCTGTCGAGGTGGCTGCCTGCAAGTCTGCGTTCTGCATATGGAAAACCATTTTCTTTTAGCCAGTTAACTGCTGGGATTTCTCCGCCTTGTGTACCTTTACGCTTGGCTGCACTACTCACATTATTCCCTCTTGTTGGTATCTGACTGCTACATCTTCTAAGTACATAGAGTCTGGGTTGAATGACAGACTAACATAGTTGCTGCCTGTTTGGTCTGCTCTTCCGTATCTGTTTTTAACTGGGGCTACACATAAATATGTGTCATCTCCCTGTTTCATCTGACCAATAGTAAGAACCATTGCTGGAATCTGATTGACCATACCCTGCACTGCGCTGCGTGGCTGGCAAGGATAGCCATCAAATCCTTCTTTTGTATGGTGTAGTACTAACACTGCTGCGTTAGTATCTCTGGCTAGGTATTTGAGTTCTTTCATAACGGCACGCATAGCACCAAACTCATCGTACCCATCCATTGCTACATCCATAAGATTGTCCACAACAATAAGGGTTGGACTCTTACCCCATACTGTTTCAAAGGCAGAGACTTCATCGTCTAAGTCTTTAAGTGTAGGGCTGGATTCAAATGACCAAAATAGATGGTTGTTTAGTTGAAGTAATTCATGCGACCTGTTTGGGTCGCGCTTCAATAATGTTTCTGCTGCGGCTTGTGTCATCTTGCCAGTCATGGCAATCAAACGCATAGCCATCGTATGTGCATTGGTATCTGCTGAAAAGTAAAGTGTAGGATGTTTTGTTTTTGCAGCAATAGCCAATGCAACTGACGACTTGCCTGCACCTGGAGTGCCAGCAATAACAGTTACCTCTGCTCTACGTAAGATAATTCCTGCTCTCTCAAACGCAGCAAAGGCAGGCGGAAGTGGTTCTCCGCCTACCTCTGCTTTGTTTATAGAGCGTCTAAGTGTTTTCACTTAATCTGTTCTGGAACAAATGTGTTCCACTCTGGTGATGTGTTAGGAACATATTGGTTCTTACACTTATCAAATGCACCCTTTGGTGCTGGGCAGAAGTAACCCTTGTATGGCTTACCGTCTTTACCCATTCCTTGGATTGCTGTCATCTTACCGTGTGGACAAGCGCGTCCACCAATGGTTGGTGTTGGTGCTGGTTGTGCATATTCTTGGGCAGGAATTGTTGTTCCTGTTTCAATGATGTTTCCACCAAGTGCTGCTGCTACTGACTGTGCTGACATTGCTGGTGCTGATGCACCACGCACTGCTGCTTCTAGTTCCTGTGCTGCTGATGCAATTGCTGCAATTGAATGTGCAACAATGTTGTCTAGTTCTTCTCCGCTTTCTGCACGGACTGTTACTAGACTACCTGCTGTTGTCTTTACTGTGATACTGATTGGTGCTTCTGTACTAGGCACTATCTTCTCCTTGCTCAAATGGAGTAGCCAGACCCTTTTGGTCTCGCCACTTTCTTACTTTCATAGCAAACTGTACGCCTTTCCATCCTTCTTTGATGTCAATCCATACTAGTTTGCATGTTCCTGTCCCCGCTGGGGCATGAACAATAATTGCTTTCTCTTTGTTGATGTCGCCCCATGTGCCACGGGTCGCCGTATCTATCATGTACGGCGAGCCGTTGGCGTAGATTGCTAACTGCATAGCAATGTTATTTGGATGGTCAATGCGACCTGTCTTTAGGTCAGCAATGAATCGCTCACCTTTATATTCAACAACTCTATCTGGTGTGCCTGCAATTTTAAACTTGTCTAGCACTGTGAATTGTTCAATGTAAATCTTAGTAAGAATACTTGTAGCCTGTTCGTATGCTTTGATGTCAGGCATCCACTGCTCTGGGAATACACCTAACTCTAAACCTAAATCTAGTTTCTCTGTTAGTGCGTGGATTGCTGTACCAATAGTGGCTGCTTTGCTAGCGCCTGCTACTTCCATTGCTTCTTCAATGTAAGCATTAACCAACTTGTTGTTGTCTCCTGCTACACCAATGGCTAGTAGTAGGTCTGGTCTGCTTGTTAAACCGATTGCTGCCATACGCATCTTCCATGCGGTCAATGCTGAGGCATCATCTAAACTGTTTGCAATAGTAGTAGCACGGGTATAAGCAACTGGCTTACCACCCTTGGGTGGTACGACTAGCGGTCTTCCGTATCTATCTCTTTCAATTTCTGTAGGCATCTGTCTCCTTGTTTAGTTAGTGTCCCGTGTTCGCAGATGGCGGGACCACCCATCCCCAAGTCTAACACATAGTAGAAATGAAGAAACACCTATGTGTCAGATAGCGACGACTGATGGCAGTTAAGAGAGCGTCGATTACTCTCTTTCGATTCCATACACTCTTACATCTTGGGCATCTACATCTAAGTTGTAGCCACTAACTTCGATGTTGTCATTAATAATATCTTCAACTTCTTCAGGGGAAGAAGCCTCAATGTTATTAATTGTAACTGTAATCTCTACAGTTGCTGACCAAGTTGTTACCAGTGCATCTGAACCGATTGACTCTAGCAATTCATTAACATCGTCACGGCTAACGGTTGCTTCATCACCACCATCTTCAAATGCTTCAGTAAAGAAATCATATACCTTGGAGCGAATACTAGCAAGTTTTCTATATGATTCCTGTGCTTCTGTTTGTATTGATTCGACTTTGTTTTTATTGTAAGTCTCACTTTTAATTAGTTCTTTGAGTGATTCTTCTGTGAAGTTGTATGTTGTTCCGTCTACTGTGATTGGATTTAGGTACACGATTCTCCTTAGATTGAGAGTAGTTCTAGTGCTCGTAGTTTGATGCCATCATTACGTCCTGCTAGGGTAGCAATACTAGCATCTTTCTGAGAGTAGTGGTCTGCATATTCGACAACTGCTTGCCACAAACCAAACTCTGTATTGCGGATGTTCTCTTGTGTTGGGCTATCTGAGTAGATAGCAAATGCTTTTTGCCGTGCATTGAGGGCACGGGACTTGGCATTCTTTTCACCCTTGGATAATAGGTGCAGCGGTGCGTTTTCTATCTTGCTTGGTAGTGCCCATACTTTTTTGAAGTATGCAGTTGCCCTAGATATATCTGTCTCACGCTGAATGAGATGATTAGCCAGGTCGCTATACATATCAATGCTTGAGTAGGTTAGGTCAAGTAAGTTTCGCATGTCAGATACTGATAGCACTGCGTTTTGGGTATGACGCAGGGTATAGGTATGTGCTTTATTCTTGGCTCTAAAGATACGATTGATTTGGTTAGCACAAAACAATCGCTCAATGATAGGACGTACTACTACTGATGATGAACCATCATGACTAGTCTTGGCTAGTAAGAAGGCAGCATGTGGGTCGCCCTGGATTTCCATTTCTTTTGGTAATGACATGAGCATCCATACCTTTGCTCCGTCATCATACTCACCTGCTGCTGCATAGCGAGCCTCACCTGAATCAATCAGTCCATCTAGTGAGCCAAAGACTTCAGAGTTCTGAAAGACTTTGTACTTACTGCCCACTACACCAATGACTGACTCTTTGCCACCATCTTTCTTTACTACTGCTTGCTTCTTGGGTACATGCATGAATTGTTCTGTATGCATGTCTGACAGGCTGACTGTCCAGTCAAGTCCTGCTTGTTGTGCTACTTGTGCTGCGCTTGTTGCTTCAACGGCTACGCCTGCTTTAATCCAGGCTGAGCGGTTTTTTACTACATCTGTTGTAGTCATGTGTCCCTTTCTTTACCATGAAGCCTGATACTCGAAGGCCCATCCTTCGGGTACATCTTCAATGAGTTTGCTTACTATCTTTACGGTCTTTTCAATACCGTAAAAATACCAATCGTCATACTCTGTGCTACCAAAGAAGAAGCCAGAGCCTGTTGGTAGTAGTGTATCTGCTTTACTGTGGTCTGCCAATACTTCTTCACATAAAATCTTTAAGTCAATTAAAGAACTACGTGGTACATAGATTGGTTGGCACTCGTCCTTGCCGTCTGCTAATTCCTCAACGAACCAGTTGTGGATAGCATTAACTTTGCGCCAGTATCCAACTTGAATAGATACTGATGCAAAGGCTAACTCTTCTGGGTCATAAGCCCAATCCGTAGCCCCCACTAGGGAGGTTAAAATTGTGTAGTCAGCATTGAGTTTCTTATTGTGTGTCTCTGGTTCCCACTCAATAGATGAGATGCCTTTACGGGCATATAGATACATGTCTAATCCCATGATTAGATACCCATTCCTGCCTTGACCTTTGGGTGCAGTTCATGTGTCATTGCAGTGAACGCACCTGCTGGCCAGCCTGAATTGAATACACGATTAAGTAACTGTGCTAGTGAATAACGTGGGTCATTCTCTAACGCTTGTGATAACACTGATTGTGCAGATGTATCTCCAAGAGAGTATAGATTTGCAGCCAAGATACTAGCAACTGGTGCAATGAACTCACCTGGAACTGTCTCCATAAAGAATGAAAGGTATAGATTTACCTTTACAATTTCACGCTCAGATGGCAGACCTAATACAAAGTCACGCAGTTGAATATCTTTGTTAAGACCTGCTGTTACCTCTGCAATGTGGTCATCATCTGGTGCCTGACCTGAATCAATTTGTGAATAGATTGCATCTGTCAAACGTTTGCGCTGCTCTACTAGTTGTTCTTCTTTACCATTGTCATCTAACAAGATGTTCTGGTAGTTTTCGATTTCTTCTACTGTTACTGTCATTTCTTTCTCCTTAGTTTGTTAGTGAGTGAGCAGTTTTTCCACATACTCAGGTGGTGAAGGCTTGTGCTGCGCGACAGGTCCCACAATACAGTCTTTTCCAGAGAAGGATTTAACCATCTAGACTTACCTTCTTCCGCGCTATCGCTGCTTAAGCAGTATGCATACGGAATATTTAATACCAGCCATTGCTTCGCCAATGAGACCAAGCAACTGATGGTTTCTCGTAACGGTGCTGGATATACTCCAGCCCCCGCTCAATCTGAAGCGGGGCTGGGGTTGCAGGGTCAAGGTTAAGCAGTTGTGGAATACCAAATGCAGAACTGTTTGGGTTGTCTGCTGCTGGATTCCAGGCTGATTCTTTTCCCCATAGTTTCATGAGTGCTCGATGCTCAGACAAGTTCCATTCGGGATATGCCATTCGCATGAACTGTTTTGCATATAACTTCAGAGCGCGGGGAGTCCAATGGAACTCGCTCATCTCTGTAGGTTTTGGTTCTGTGTATGCCTGAACTATTGGAGTGTGCCACGGTAGCAGCGACAAGAATGCTACGTACCATGCTGTAAGCAGTGCGAATAGTTTCTTCATCTAACGACCCATCTGTAGAGGAGATAGAAAACTGTAATGAGGAATGCCCAGGACTGTAATGGCGTGAGAGGGAGGAATGTAATGTCATTCATCTCCCCACATCCTGTCTGGTTCTTGGTAACCATCATCCTCATCTTCTATATCTTTGTCTAGTGCTACATCATCTTCTAGTGGTGGTTCGTAACTCATTCGCACTCCTCTTTTATGTAGTCTTCTAGCATTCCCCATAGTTCATTTTGTTCTTGGATACCTTGCTCCATTACATACTCACTGAAGTCTTCATCAAGTGCATAGTAATTTACATTTCTAAATAGTTTTGTTGGGGCTATCATTCTTCCTCCACATAGATTCGGCCTGTTGCCATCATCTCTTCGAGGATGGCATTGGCTTTCTTGATTGATGCTATGGCTGTGTCAATGGACTCGTTTAAGTCCGCTATCTCATGAACTGTGTACGACATAGTTTGTTTCTCCTAACTTTGCCCATGCACATGGGCTGCAGTAGTTTCTGGGCGCTGTTCTATTTATATCTACAAGAATGTCCATGCCACATGAGTGGCAGAACTGAACTGAATACTTTACTTGGTTGTCCATACATCTTCCTTTGCTATGTCTGGGTCATAGTAAAAGTTACGCGCCTGTCTTTCTGATTTTAATAGGCGGCGTAGATTTACATTGTCTCTAGTTAACTCCATGTTCTGTCTAATTGCAAGGGTCATTACTACAATAGATGTAGATAGAGCGATAAGGAT